GTTTGGGATTTGGAATTCTTTCTAATCGTTAGTGTTGAGGATCATCATCAAAACAACAAATTATTGTAAGAGCCTTTGTCTACGTCCACGTGGGTTGAGACCACCTAGCAGACGTGTTGAGGTGTACAGGTTCAAACCAGCTGATGCTAGTTCGATAGATGCACTAGGGTTGAGTCTACCTAACGTGTAGTCCCAAGCTTCTTGAGCTGAGCTGAAGAAGTCAGATATTTTCTCCTCATCAAGTGGTGATCCTGCATTGATCTCTCGGGCAGCAGCACTGTTAGCCACTGGAATGTACTCAAAATGATACACTGCTTCAATGACGAACAAGGTTGCACTGGGGAAACCTGTGAATGTCACAAATGGAGATGATGTAGGATATACGTTACTAAGGTTTCCTGTGCCATTGTTTACTAAAAATTCATAACAAGCGTTATCAATTGGTCTACCACACACTTTCATGGTGGCATTATTTGTGATAAAACTAGATAATGAAGCGATAGAGAACGCGGTGTTTGCAGAATACGCTTGTAGCTGAGTACTGGACAAACCAGCCACTGCACCAGCAAAGCACATTCCAGGAGCATTGGTCATGGCGACCAAAGGAGTAACTTTTAATGATAATGCTATGGTTCTGCATTCAGTCATTAGTGTTGATGGGTACTGTAAGACGTTGTCCCAATTACGTGCTGACCACGTAGTGGTTGGGAGTCCACTGTTGTTTAAATAGATTGGAGAAACACCACCTATTCCAATGAAAGGAGAGGCGAAAACAGATAATGAGCCATCTGTATTACAAAAGGTTGTACTACGAAAAGAACAACTACCAAGGGCGGTAGGTACCATGCAATTGAATCCAATTCGGCATGGTGGGTTGTTGAAGGGGTCATTAAGTAATTTGGCGTAACAGTCTCTTTTAGAATTGTTAAGCATGTTGGTATTTCTTCTATTTCTACGTTTAGGTGGGGTCTTCTTCTTAGGAGCTTTAGGTTTTCTAAACCTTCCCTTAGATGGCTTTGGGATGCTTGTTTCTGAGACGTTGACGATTGTAGTTGCTGGTAACATCTATTGTGATAAATGATAGAGCGTTGGATACAGATTTTCGAAAGATGAAAGAAGCTTAAAATTGAAAATAATAAGCGAAGTTTTATTTCTTGACGAAACTAATTGATACTAGCACCAAACTGCTAGTTTCAGTTTAAACGTCGGAAGGGCAATTTATTGCCCCCTTCCTCTGTGTTGTTTTTGGTTGCCACCTCGTTTGGAAGTAATGGCAGGTTTGGTCATTTTATCTTTTGGACCAATTGGTGGTTGAACTATGGTTGCAATGTTAGCTTGTTTTCTGTGTTTTAGAACACACATCTTCTTAGCTAATTTCCTACAATGTCCATCATCGTATTCACACCATTCATTATTCGGCTTACCAACTGAGTCTTTAACCTTTTGTTTGACATTATTATCAATTAAAGGAGTTTTCCGGGTCTCAGAGGGTTGGGATGAAGGAGTGGTTATTTCTGCTTCTTTCTTTTCTTGTTCTGGATCAAACACTGGAGTATTGACATGGAACAAAGGACAGTCTTCATTAGAACATTTCTCTCCAAAGTGACAGGAGTGTTCTAACTTACAGGCTACTTCTCGGCACCTAATACCATATTTACATGTGGGTCTGTATTCGCCATTTATTAACATGGGTAACTTACCAAAGTGTAAACTAGTAGAAGGCTCACATTGAGGCATACTCAATATAGAACTGTGTCCATTTTTCACGTTGCGTAAAAATGAAAAGAATAAATCATTATCGAATAGAGGGAACCACTTTCTGGTATATCCACCCATCCAATAACAAACATCGACATTTGGGTATTGCACTGAGATGTCATGATCAGCATAATAATTTGATACTTTCTTCTTCATAGTCACATCCCTTATCCCATCACGGAATTCATTTGGATGTGCAATCGAAAAAGTATCGATGATAGCGCCAATTATAGGTGTATTTCTGTCCATCACAGCATAACCTGATAGTTTCTCACCCAATTTTTGTAACGGACTTATATTTGGGGGTAATGATACAGTGACATGTAGTTTTCCTAATTGTCTTCTGAGGTCACACATGGAATCTAAGGCTCCATGCCACACATAAGGGGAGTAGTAACGTGATAAAAATGTTACTCCATAATCTCCTCGACGAACGGTTTCAACTTCTAACAGTTGACCTATGTCATTAGCAGCTTTTGCATAAATCGCTCCATCTATGTCAGCTGTAAGACCATCGTCTCCGCCGTAAATCC